AACCATCATTAGATGATCCATCACCTTTTGCTGTTAGTCCACCATAAGCTGCTGTAATAGTAGCATCTGTTAATGTTTTAGTTGCCATTGTAGTTGGCAATCTTGCATCAGCTAATGTGCCTGATGTAATAGATGTAGCTGCAATCGCTGCAACATTAAATGTACCAAAACCAACAAGATCAAGAATATCACCAGCAGTTGCACCTGATGCTAGAACTACTGATGTACCTGATGTAATAGTTATGTCAGTACCATTGACCAATTTTACTCCATTTAAATAACAGTCAATAAAACCTGCATCATAAGCTAATGTATTTCCATTATCATCTGATCCTGTAAATGTAGTTTGATTAGCTGAAGCTGTGTATTTAAATCTAGCTGAAGTTCCATTAACAGTTGAACCTGCTGCTGCCCATCCTGATGATTTGTAAACTTTTAATTCATTAGCTGTTGTGTCAAAATAAAGATCACCAACATCTAAACTTGATGATGGAGCAGAAGAAGCAACTCTATATCTTTCTGCAAAACTATTTACTCCTGTTATGTTTGTAGCAACAGTTGTAACATTAGCTGAATTAGATGCTAAAGTATTTAATCCACTAATAGCTGCTAGTGTATTCATATCAGAAACTGTTTGTGTAGTTCCTAATGTATTCATGTCTGATACTGCATCTGCTGTTCCTAATCTTCCTATCTCAGTTGATTTAGATGCTACTGTTGTAACTTCTGTAGCTTTAGGAACTAATCTATGAAAATTATAAGTATGTTGTGTCGTTGTTGATTCTACTAGAATACCAAATCCAGATGGTAAAGAAGCATTAGCTCCACAACCATTTAAAGTTACTGTTGAATTACCGACTGTACCATTAGGTATTGATACAACACCTGATCCACTTGCTGTAAAAGTTTGTGATAATGCTTGAACACTTACTATAGTTCCAACTCCATTATTAACATCAGGGTTTACATTTGGAAAACTTGTTTCATTTGCTATAGGAACAAAACCACCAACATCATCTACTAAATCTATAACTCTTGCATCTATCGCTGCTGTTGTAGCAATAAAGCTGTCATTACTAGACCAAGATTGACCTGAATTAATAAGTTCAGATGTATCAGCATTTATAAATCTACTGTTAGCTGCTGATGTTGTATAAAAAGTATTATCATCAGGTGTATGTCCTGATTGTTCTGAATTAATTACAATAGCCGCATCTGCTATTTTACCAATCGTTACTGCATCATCTGCTATCTTAGCTGTAGTTACTGAATCACTTGCAAGTTTTGCTGCTGTTACATTTGCATCTGTAATTTTAGCAGTTGTTATTGCTGTGTCAGCAATCTTAGTTGTAGTTACAGCAGAAGCATTTATTTTAGCTTCAGTAACTGCATTAGCATTTATTTGTGATGCTTGTACTGCATTGTCTGCAATTTTAGCATTTGTAACTGAGTCATCTGCTATCTTAGCAGTAGTAACAGAATTATCTTGTAAATTTGATGCACCTAAAATATCTGTAGGTATTGAGTTATTTGTTTTTGATAACGCACCAATATAAACATTTGTTATAGCTTCGTTAGATAATGAACCACTATCCCAAGTTACGTTTACAGTTGTATTAGAAGAAAATGATGAACTAGATATTGTTCCAAAAATAGTACCAGGTGATGATGCAGTTAATTTTATTCTTCTACCTGCATGATAAATTGAAGTTACATCTGAACCATTTATTGTAAAAGATGTAGCTGAAGCATAAGCAGCAGTATAAGCACCACTACCATCACCATACTCAATCCATTGTGCATCATTAAACCAATCTCTAGTGTTCTTCATCAATGCTCTAATGGCATTGTTAAGATTAGATGGTAACATTCCCTCACCAACATTGATGGTGTTAAGTGTTGTGTTTGATGATTGGGTTGTTGAATAATCTTTTATATTACTTGTCATCTAATCTCCTAAAAACCAAGAATAAGCCTTATTGTTTTCAGTATTCTTTTCATTAATTAATGTATTGATAGCTTCTTCAATTTGTCTTTGAAAAAACTCTTGAGTTTCAAAACTGTATCTAACATTATCTATATCAGTTTTATCCGTCATCTTAAACCAATTTTTGTAGCAATTATATCTACTCCCTGAGCATGAGTCCAAGCTACTCCACTAGGGGTTACTACCTTTATTTTAAAATATCTGCCTGATTCTCTTACAGGATTATCCCCACTATCATTCATAGTAGATGCTGAAGATTCCGTTTCTGTATCAGCTAGTCTTTCTTTCGTTTTTACTGTTACACTTGCAGAAGCATCAACAAGAGGTCTTACATTGGTTATACTGCTTCTGTGTCCTGCAAACAACTCTAATTGTCTAGTTTCTAATGTTCCTTGATTTTGTGTGCCTGAGAAAATAGAGGCTTTAAAATTGTTGTCTATTGCACCTAATAGTTTTTGACCACCATTCCAAAAAGCAGTATCTAAAGCAATATTTATTTGATCTAAGTTTTCAGATAATAAATCCATCGTTTCTACTGTAAATGCACCTACAAACTGTGAAAATATTGTACTAGCACTAGCATCAGCCGTTGACCATTTTTGAGTTGCATAATTATAAATAATAATTTTATCACAAATACCAGTCGTATTTGCTGTATCTTGTGAAGATGGATATAACCACATAGCTAGTTGATTAAAAGGATCTACAGCAGCACAAATTCTATCAGAAAAGGCTTTGTTTAAATCTACATCAAAAAATCTATTTACTTTCTCAGCACCAATAGCTGTAACTTGATCTCCGTTGATTTCAAAAAAACCATCATCAGCATAAAAGAAAACTCTTCTATTATCTTGACAAACTGTTCTACCAAGCACAGCTCCTCTGTTTGGTGATATTACTGAAAGTCTAAATACTGTTGCTCCACCTACATAATCCATACGAATAATTTGATTTTGTCTAAATACATATCCTATCTCACCTGATGTAATATGAACTATTTGACCACCTGAACCAGGTAAATCTTGTATGTCTGATTGTTTTGTTCCAGGTTGCCAAGTTGTAATATCATTAATACCTGACCATTGTATTCTATTAGATGCGTTTGATTGATTACCAGTAACTAAAAAATCTCTTATAACACCTGAAACTTTAAACACAGGAACAGTACCAGATGTTCCTATTGATGAAAGGTTAGCGAAGTTAGTTGATGAACCCATTAAATAATATTGAGGTGCATCTACACCATTACTTGCTATCACATGATTACCAAATTGAGTGAAGGTAAAATAGTCATCATTACCTCCAGTAAGTGATGATTTTCTTGATGTAAAAGCTCCAGAGTCTAATTGAAAAATATCTGTATTTGTTGCAACAAAATTAAATACAGTATTTGATCCATCTCTAAACGATCCAGCTCCTCTTGAATTTGAAGATGTATTATTACTTGAATAAGCAACTAATGAAGGAAACCTTTTATAAGAATTTTGTGCATAGTAAACATTGTTTGCTGTAATAGCACCTGGATTTAGGTATTCAGGTTGATCAGGTAGCCATTCTCCAAAAGGTATTTGCATTTAATATCCTAACTATTGTTATTAAAAGAAACTCTAGCATAATCATTAAATGGTGCTGCAACTGTAACATCTGATCTTTGTTGTAAAGGTGCGTTACCATATTGATCTTCTCTATCGTTTCTTTCAAGCCTTTCTAAAGCTGTAGCATACATTTGTTGCCATTGTTGAATAAGTCTTGGTTCTACACCACCTAAAAAATTAGCAGAATGATATAGAGAGCCATATAAATAAATAGCAGGATGACTTGCTAAAATAAAATTTGATGTATTACTATCTGATAAAGGGTCAAACTCTTTATAAAAATTTAAAGTTGCTGTGTAAGTTGAAGATGGTTTTGGTGCAAATCTAAAATTTTCACCAATAATTGTGTAAGTTGATGGTTGACCTGTTACACTTGATCCTCTGATTTGATCCATTTGTGCCGGTGTAATATATTGTAAAGAATGCTTACTACCACCATCTGTAATAAAGAAATCTCTTACTTGTAAAAATCCTGTTGGTAAAGCTACTGTTTCTGCATTAATAGAAAAAGAACTATCTGTTGAAACCATTTGTCTAATTCTTAACTTAGAATTAAAATCTTTTTCTGCAAGAACAATAAAGTCCTCTATCTCAGTAGTAAGGTCTGATCTGTTTAACCAATTTGCTATTGATGTTTTTAAAGTTGAATAACTATTTAGTGCCATTATATTTTTCCTTCTGCTGTTCTAAAGTATCTAAACTCACTACTATTAAGTTTTTCTTTTAATATTTTTTTCTGAACTTCTTTTGGTAGTCCAAACCAATTACTATCACCATTATATTCATTTGC